CGTTCTTTGATCTTGAGATAGTTTTAATATACCTTGCTCTGTAGCTACTATACCGAAATTTCTAAGTCCAACGTTCTCATCATTGGCTAACTCAGCGAAAAGTAACGGATTTCTTTTAGCAAAAACTAAAAGATCTCTTTTTATCTCTTTACTTGTCATCGTTGAAACTTTTGAACCTACTTCAACTCTCATTATAGCTTCAGCTTGATCAATATCCATTTGTTTAGCAACGGACATTGCTTCAACTTGAAATTCTAAACTTTCTAACTCATCTTCAGCTTCTACAACAGCATCAAACTCCATGTATTTTTTATTTTTATGAGGATGATATAGTGAAAGTATTTTTTGTAAAGCTTGATGTTGTTTTGGTACAAATAATACTCCGTTTTCAAAAACTATATGACCAAGTAATGATTGACCATCTTGTTCATCTACGAAAGGAGATCTTTGATTTGTAGCATATCTCAACTCTCTATTATATCCTTTTTCTTCATCAAAGTATAAAAGAGGAGATCTTCTTGATGATTTACTTCTTAGCATGTACGTTAAAGGTTTCATATCACCTTTAAGTAAGTAGTGTCTATCTTTAATTTCCCACCCAGTTTCTATGGATGGAACTTCTAATTCTTTTGTTTTCATAATATAATATAATATAATAATTTAAAAAAGCTAGAGCACCTAAGTGCCCTAGCATTATTTTATTTATTCTTAAGACTGGAATAACACGAAGTTATTTGCAGCTTGAACGCATAAACATCTCTCAGATAAGAAATGAACTTTCATAGCATCAAGACCAGAAGTGTAAGCACCTCCAACAGAACCAGTCACCCAAGACTTCATTCTTCGATCGTCAGCTTGTGAAGCTCTATATCTTACGTGTAAGAAAGGACGTCTAATGTTTTGACCCATTAATTGATCATAAACAGTTGATGTACCAGCTGGAATTAAAACACCTTCAACAGTGTTTCCAGGAGTGATAGCTGTCATACCTAAAACACCTCTAGTAGAAGCATCATTTAGATATTTCCAATCTGATTTATAGAAGTCATAAGAACCTCTTCTAAATCCATCAAATCCTAAGTTTAAAGCCATGCTAGACTCATTGTTAAATAAACCAAAAGAAGCTCCTACTAGGTTGTTACCTTGAGTAGCTCCATTAACTTGACCTAACATATCATCTATTTCTAAACCTAAAGCTCTATTTACGAAAATCATGTTTTCTTCAATAGAACCTTCTTTGTCTAGTTGTTTAAGGATTTTATCAAAATCACCTAAACCACCAATACCACCGGCAGCACCAGAGAATCCATCCATTACTTGACCTCTATCTTTGATAGCAGCAAATAAACCTTCAGAACCATCAACGGTCACAGTAGATGTACCAGATTTTTTCTCAGCTTCAACCATTGCCATTTCAACGTAGTCTTCAAATCTAAGTCTAGTTTCAGACTCAGCTTTTAAATACCAAAGGTATCCAGAAGCTCCATCTTCAGTAGCAACTTCAACCCAACCGATCTGAGCAGTGTCAGAACCGTTAACTTCAAACTCATCTCTTAAGATGATTGGTTTGTTGTTGTATTGAGTGAAAGCAGGTGTTAATGTAGAAATTGTTGGATTAGAACCTTTTGCATATTCAGAACCATAAACAAATACAGTTACAGCTTCACCTTGCGTGAATAGACCACCAGCACCAGCTACAAAGTCAGCATTTGTATAAGGTAAACAAGTGATTGTTACAGTAGTAGCACCACCACCAGCGTTAGCAGGCACAGCAGTTACTAAAGCTGTCATTTCACCGTTAGCACCTTGTACAACGATAGTTTGATTAATTTTAATAGCACAGTCTTTATTAGCTTCTGTAGTAATGACGATTTTATCGTGATTACCAGCACCACCAATAGCAGCTGTTTTGTAAGAAACGTGAAGTCTATTTTGTTCAGACCAAATAACTTGATCAGAAGTCATAGGCATTTCAGCTCCTACCATTCTCAAGAAACCTCCAATAGTTCGGTTTCCGTATCTTTCTACTTCAGCTTCATAAAGCTCTGGAAGATATTGCTGAGCAAAATCATTCGCGCCTCCAGTAAAGCTTAAGTAATTGCTGTTTAACGCTTGTCCCTTAATAGGAGCAGGCACTAATCCAGGCGAGTAACTTGTTAATGTTGACATTTTTTAATTTTTATCTTTTATTTATTCTTAATTTTAACTTAGAACTATCAACCCCATCAATCGCTTTTACTTTTAACCCATTAACATAAACATCACCAGTTGAGGTTGCCCTTGGGGTGTCGTCTATATTTTTAGATTTAGCCATCATATCTTTAACAGCGTCGGCTTTGCCTTGCTCATAAAAATGATTTGCTATAGTATCTGCATTTTCTGCGGCGTAAATAGCTTTGTGATATGCATTGTAATCTTTCAAATCTCCTTTTTCGTCGAAGAACTTCCCGACAAAGTTATTTAAATTTGATTGCTTATTAGCTAATGACTCTTTATCATTTACATTATACCTAAATTTCTTATCAGCAACATCGAAATTAAAACCTTTAAATTCATCACTGAAAAAATTCTTAGTATTGCTTGTAAATCTACCGTGTCTCTCTTGAGCTACTTTTTGCTCTTCGTTATATTTATTGAAAAACTCTATCGCTTTTTGTTGTTCTTGTGTTACGCCTGGCCTCAACTTGATTTCTTCGTAATATTTGTTTTTAAGATCTTCTAAAAAACTTTTAGCTTTGACAATTTCTTCTTTATAGGCTAACTTCTTTTTCTTTATAGCTTTTTCTTCATCGTAATCTTCGTTATACGAAAATTGATCTTCAAGTATAAAGTCTATTTCATCAGCTTCTAAATGCGGTTTTGTTTTATTATAATATTCTCTTAATAATTCATCATTATCAATCTTAGAATAATCCGCGTTTAATCTTGTATAATCTTCTATTGTACCTCCTGTATCCTGCATGAACTCTACTAACTTTTGAACGTTAGGTGGTAGAGGTTCTTCATCTACTAAAGGTTTAATAGATTTATCTAGTTCTTTTTCACCAATTTCAATTATAGGAGAAATATCTTTTTTATCTTCAACTTCTTCTTTTTTCTCTTCTTTTATTTCGGTAATTTCTTCTTCAGAGTGTGTCGATCCCACTTCTTGCAATCCCACATCGGTTTTTTCCCCTTTTTCTTTGCTCTCTTCTCCAGTAGGTAACACAACCCTCTCTGTCTTTGATTCTGAAACGGCATCTTTTTCTTTATTTAAATTAATTTTAACTACTTCCTCTTTATCTTTGTTTAATTTTCGAGGTCTTCCAGGTTTCTTTTTTATCTTAAAGTCACCCTCTTGTTTTACTTCTTCTGACATAATATAATATAATATTTAATAATTTATCTAGGTTCAAATTGCTCTAGACCAAATCCTCCTAAACTATCATTTCCAGCTGATTCAAAATCTGTTGGCATATTTGCCGTTCCTTCTGGATCTGCTGTTTCAAAATTCCTTGGATCTGTGTTGTTTTGCCTTTGGCTTATAAGCTCACTTTGTTGAGTGGCTTGTAATTTTGTTCTATTGTCTTTTCTATCTTCTTTGAGCAACTCTCCAGATCTTTTACCTTGATCTTGCATCTTAGCTAACTCTAAGTTGTATTGGAACTCTTGCTCCATTAACTGCCTTTTTATTTGAGCTTCCATTTCCATTCTTTGTATCTCAAATTGAGATTTAGCTTGTTCTAAGTTTATGCGTTGCTCATTTAGTACTTGCTGCTTTTGAGTTTCCGCTAAAGCAGTTTGTTCAACTGTTTGAGCTTGAGCTTGCTGCTGGGCTTGTATCTGTTGTTGTTGCGCTTGCTGTTCTTGAGCTTGTTTCTTTTCTCTAAACCTTTTTAACATTCTATTTGCTAACTTAAGATTTTTTATTTCTCTAATCTCAATAGCGTTTTCTAGATATATTTGATTTTGTTGTAGTGCTATCTGAATATTTTGCTCTAATAATTGTTTTTCTTCTTCATCAGGCTCTAACTGTAGAAATATCCCAAAGTCATGTATATTTACCTTTTGCAATTCTAACAATGTTTGAGTATTATACATAGATAAACTATTTACAAAAGCAGAATATGTGGTTGGAAAGTTTAATGAATCAGCTATTCTCATAGAGATATTTTCACAAGTTCTAAGAGTTAGATACAAACTAGCTTGCAAAACGTGTCTTGTAGCTGTATTAGAATTAGCAGCGGCTAGTTTTTGTAACCCAACTAGAGCATACTTATCAGGAGTTGAACCATCTTTAGCTTCATTTAATCCGGTTACATCTCTTATCATTTGTAAATAATATTGATAAGTTTGAATAAGAGATTGTATCTTAGCCATACCATTAGAAGTAGCGAGTTCTTGAATAGGAACTTTACCTGGGTTACCAGTTCCATCCATTGTCATGGATCTACCAACGATACTACCAGTTTGGAAGTACATGTTTAAAGCTTCTTGAGGATTATAATTTGTTCCATTACCTAAATCAACCTCTGTTAATCCATCCATGTCCACGAAAACCCCATCTGGGACCACTCTAGATAACACCTGCTGCAACTTAAGGTGAGTCAACTGTATCATATCCGCAAAAGAAGTTATTCTATTGACTAACGAGTCGATTCTACCTTTATACATTCTAGGAGCAACAATATTATAATTCATGTTGACTTTGCATAAGTCAGACTCTGGTCTTGTTATGTTAATGGATTCACCCCAGTGTAACATTTCTTCAAACCCTAATATTTTAGCCCCACTATATAAAACCTCTATTGATCTGAAAGCTTTCTTCCAGTCATCTCCTTCTGGCGCTTCAACAAAAGTATCTTGTTTTTCTAACGCTTTTTCTAAACCAGTGTTTGTTTGTTTTATTTTAAAAACTTGATTAGTATAAGTTTTATACTCGAAATATAAAACCTGAACTGTTTGATCGTCGTATCTACCGCTCCAGTTTCTAGTGTAATTTTGATTTCCAGGATATTTTTGAATTCTTTTAACCTCCTCAGGGGTAAGTCTAGGAAATTGCTTCTTTAACTCAGGAATACTAATATTTTTAACTTCACCTACATAGTATAAGTCTCCAAAATTAGGATCTTCCGTGTAAGAATAAACTATACTAGCTGGATCAACATAATCTACAGATATACCACTTGTTCTATTCCAGTCAGTTTTAGTGGAAGCAATTCCAAGAACACATAAATCATAATTTATTCTTTTCTTAATATCTTCATATTTGTTTTTATCTAAAACAAAATTTATAGCTTCCTCTTCTGCAACTTCTATAGACTGTTTATAATCTAATTGCATGTGAACGTCCAAATCATTTGGATTACTTGGAACATCCTCTCCTTTTGGGCCCTGTGATATGTCCATACCAACAGTTTCTTTGACCATTTCAACATATTGCTTAGCATATATATCATTTAATATATTTTCAGCATATTTAGTTCTTTTCTTGTTTGACTCTGGGTCTTGTGCATAAGAGTTTATCTCGTAATTTCTTTGAGATATTCCATTTACTAATATATCTACAAATTTTGAAACAACTGGTACTGGTTTCCAGTCTAAATTTAAATAAGATAAATCTCCATTTATTGATAATTCATCTTTGTATTTCTGTATGGGTTGTTCTCCTCTAGCGTAAAGTCTTAATCTATGAAAGTTGTTATAGTTAGTATTGTATCTATCATTCCAACCTCTGTCACTCCTAAACCATTCTGCTTCTATAGCTTTACCAACTCTTAAGCCATATTCGTAAGTAGCTTTCTCTGCATCAGGTACTACCTGATCTGGAAAAGAACTGTATGTGTTTGCGTTAGCTATCATTTATATTATTTTTGAATTATAACCAGTGTTATCATATTTTTTAATTCCTAGATTTACAGACTTTAAAGTTCGTTTAGCAGTAGGCACATATCTATTTTTATTACACGCCATGATAGCTAACCCAGAACTAATAGAGGCATCATGCTTTGTTCTATTATTTATATTAAATCTACTCCAATCCTCTAAAGTTTTTTGGAAATACATGTCGCCATATATTTCATCTTTTAACCCTACATACTCTTCTATATAACTTTCAATAGCAGCTGCATGAGCTTGCTTGATGTCTTCGCTAGTGTTTGGTATTCCACCAATCTCTTTTTCTGTTGAAGAAAGTTTATTCCAAGTACGATCTGGTCTATTTATACTAAAACCCCTGTAACCTCTTCTCTTAAAATGATATAAAAGTCTAGGTTTATTATTTTCCGCTAATATAGGCATTCCATAAAATATACATGCCATCAATACTTCTTCAAAAAATATCTCTGCAGTTTGTGGTCTTGCTATATATTCTAAAAAAAAATGGTTAGCTGGAGCGTCTTCCATTGAAAATTTAGTTAATCCATGTAGTGATCCATTAGACCCTTTGCCATCAACAGTACCACTAATATCATAAGAATCGCAGCCAAAACATCCAATGTGATCGTTGCCGGGTAGTTTGTTACCATTTTTTAACAGTATTTTATTTTGTAAATCTAAAGGTGGTATCCATGATACCAAAAACCTTCCATTTTTATTAGGGTGGAACACCACTCTTGTATCTTTAATACCATTTAACCAAGAAAAAGATCCTCTAGTAACTTTAACTTTATTACTAAGTTCTTCATTATAGTCTATTTGTTCATATATTTTAGTTAAATTAAATAAACTATCCTTTGACTCATCTCTAAAAGCGTGTTGCTCTGTTCTTGGAAATTGTCTATAATATTCATTTAAACTATCAGCATCGCTTTTTAATCCATCAACCTCGTTCTCCCAATGCTCAATTACTCCTGAGTCAATCTCGAAACCATCGATTCCGCGCGCTGGATTTTTCGGCGTAGTGAATACAGGTGATCCAAAAGTATCCATGAATCCTTCGTAGTTCCACTCCATAGGGATGAAAAGAGAATAGAGTCCGCTACTTGTCTGTCCGTTTCTATTTCTTTTTGTAACGTCTGAATTGTAGTATAATTTCTTGAAGTTGTCTCCACCTTTATCTAATGCGTTTGAAGTTGAGCCCATCATACACTTGCCTACTATTCTTCGGCCTAATCTTAATGTAGTTTTTGTAACTCTCCAGTTGTTTAATATGTTGTCGGGTCGTTCCCATTTTCCTGATTCG